TGTTTTGTTGATGTGCAAAATCAAAAAACCGTTTTAATGCTCTTGGATCAGTATTAACATCAGGATTGTTTTCTAAGTAATTATTCATCATTGCAGCAGTTTGTTTATCTGCAAGTTGACCAACACTAGATGTAATTGATTGTGCAACAAATTTATTAAATGATTGAACAGCAGATAGATCTCCACCAGATACTTGATCAACTAATTTTTGTGGCGCACCAAGCGCTTGCAATTTTTCACCAAGTTTTTGGTATGTTCTAGATCCTGCGCCTGGTTTAAATTGATCCATTAAACTTTCAGCTTCGTTAATGCGTGTGTCAATTTGAGTACCAGCAGCAACTCTTGAAGTTAAATTATTTTGATATTCTGAGAAGTTTTGCACACCTGGAGTAGTGGGCGTGCTAACTTGACTTGAAACTTTCGGAGCATTTATTTCTCCTGTCGCCCTGTTAACCAAAAATGGTTGCCCCAGTTTATTTTCCATTACTGATGGCATATTAATTTCAGTTTGTTGAGATGGAGTAAGTAACTCTCTTTGTAAACCTTGAGCAGTCTGTGGAACATGTACACCAGGTTGTGTGTAATCTAACGTACTTTGGTAAGATTTAATTAATCTTTGAGTTTCTTTATCTTCAGGATACATCTCAGAAATACGTCCCAAAGCATCTTTGTATATTCTTGGATCTTGAACTCCAGCATGCCCCAAAGCTCCAATAGTGCTACCAATAATATCTCTTTTATCTTTAGTTAAATTTCTTTTTGCAGCTTCAGCATCTGCTTGATTTTTGTATAATGTAGAGTATTTTGTTATTTCATCACCAGCTGTTAATGGCGCAATTTTAGGCAAAGTCTCATTAATTTTAATTAAATCTAATCTACCGTCTTCATTCAAAAAATTGTCTGGATTAGAAAAAAATTGTTGTTTAGCAATATTTTCTGCATTAATTCTTTGATCTTGTTGGGTTTTGATTTGAGCAGATGCTGTCTCTGCTGTAGCTTTTCCGATTTGTAAAGGATTTAATTGTCTTGCCTGTTGTAACGCTTGCGCACCCTGCGCCATGTTCATCATTTCGCCTAATGATGTACCTTTAACTGGCGTTGTTACTGGCGGTTGAAATGATGCTATTCCCATATTAATCTCCACTTGTTCCTGTGCCAGTATAGAAGTTACCTAATGAAGTACCACTAAAACCACCAGTATTTGTCATGTAGTTATAAGGTACATTACCCATTGAATTGGTTGCTCCAGATTGATTAGCTGGGTTCAATAAAGCCGCCAAAGTTGCACCTTGACCAATACTGTTATATCCTTGTGCTTGTGCTGCAGCACTACCAACTTGACCTGCTGCAGTAGCATTGGCAGCGCCAACGCCAAGGTTTGCAATGTTTGTTGCATTACCTGTGGCAAGGTTAGAAAGTCCTGATACTGCATTTTGACCAATATTTGCTATACCAGATAATCTGTTATAAATGTTTTGTTGTTGATTTTGGTAATTGTTAAATGCGTTTTGGTATGCATTAGAGGCATAATCTTCGGCAAACTTAGTTCCTGCAATTCCAATATTAGAACCGCCACCACTAGCATTTAATGCTTGATTTTGCGCCCCTAAACCCTGGTTAAGCATAAACTGATAGTTTGGCGCAAGATTAGACTTTAATTGTTCTGGCCCAAATGATTGGGTAAGACCAGGCATGGCAGCGTTTAATGCGCTTAAGCCTGCTTGACCTGTTTGTAAATAAGGTGTGTAATTAGGAGCTAAAGTCTGATAATTTTGTTGCAATCTATTTTGAGCAGCAGCTGCCGCTTGTGCTTGCGTATCCGCTGCGCTCGTAGCTGCACTCGCTTGTTTAGAAGCTCCTGAATAACCGATAATTGCTGCGCCTGCAATTGCTGCTGCTACCCATGACATATTATTTCCCTTCTAAGGCTTGCGCCTTTAAATTGTTGCTTGAATCAAACAAAGATAATTCATCTGGTTCAATTAATTCTTTCTCTATTTTATCTAAATTAGTCTTGTTAGTCTTGTGAAAAGTAATACCAATTGCATCCGTAACCGCTAAAGTAACCCTTTTTGTGCCTGGCTTTGAGCAAATTACATCACCAGGGTACAAATGGCGCATCCCGCCTTCGCTCCAGGCAATAATCTCACCCTTAGCACATAAGAAAAAATGGTCTTTTTTATGGACCTTGCCAACTATTAATGTGCCTGCTGACCTGGTTAGTTTGCGACAATACATACCACCAGAAAAATAATGCTCAGTCTGCAATTCTGCCTGTGGCATTTGCATCATTTCACCCTGCAAACGCTCAATTTGCTCTAATGTCGGTACATTAGGTATATCTAAATCATTCAAAATGTACCCCCTGAAATACCACCAAGAGCCGTTAAAGTGCCTTTTACTATCTCATTACCGTCAATTACTGAATTCCCAGTAATTTCTTGACTACCTTGGATTGTCTGTTGCCCAGTTTTTACACTAACAAAATTAGGGCTTTGTAACCATAAAAGCCAAGGCAAAGCAGGCTGACCAGAAGTAGGGTCAATAAATGGCACTCTAGGCCAAATAATATTACCGCTAGAGCTGGACGTTGTAGCCATTAGTTTTCAGCACCCTCAGCTTTCAGGTTAGCGCTTACTATTACTGCTTTGACTGGATCGCTAATGCTAACCTCATAAATACGGTCCCTGGCTTGGCCCAATCTGCGCCAAATAGCACGGTTCCTATACTTGCCAACTGCGCCAATCGTACACCAATGTTCGCTAGAGTACGTTGAACCACCGTCATTTGACCAGCGCAACATGGCTTGTGGGTTTTGTCCTTGGCCTACTTCTAATCCAACACCAGGCTGAAATTGGATCTGCAGCTCTGCAAAATACTGGCGTTGTAAATCAGTAACCAAATGTGGGCAACGTCTTAACCTTCGGATTGTGTTGCCTGCTTCCGTGTAAACCGCATTGTCTAATTGATATATCTGACCATTAGCAAAGTCACCAACTAAATAGACATTATTAAATATTGCACCACAATTGGATCTGTGACGATTGAATTGCGCACCGTCCCAACTCAACCATTTATGCCACATATCTGTCGTTAAATCAAATACCCATGTAATATTGATTGATGGAAACGTAACAACATAAAACTCATGCCCATCGAGCTGGTATGTATAAGCCACAGCATCAGCTATATACTGATTCATTAGGGTTTGCTCTACAGCATGGGTACTAATTCTCTTAAAAGAATAGCCTTGCATAACGCCAATAATTGCTTGACCACGATAGTCTTGTGAAACAAACGCAAATTGCTCACCAAATCTAGCAACGCTAAATGGCGCAGCACATCCATGCTGAACAGAAGTTCCGCTAACCCTTTGGAACGGAAAACTAATAATGCCTGGTATTACATTACCCACATCAGTCCACATTTCAGCCGTAAATTCTCCAAGCAAAAACACTTGTCTGTGGTCTACTATAAGTGAAACAAGTGGATCTGGAGCGCCATCTTTTGTGCCGTAATAAGCATTTTTAGACGTTACTAGTCCAAGATCAGTTGCTGCCCAATTTTGCGTTCCAGGTTGATTGTAAACAATGTAATTATCTACTACATCACAAACATCAGCACCAACCCAAGGCCCGTCTGATGCAAGCAAAGTATTAAAACTGTTTGCGCTTGCAATCCAATAATATCTGTTTACACCGTCGACAATATAGGCATTTAAACCTGTGTTAGTCATTATATTGTCAGTAATAGACACATAACCTGTGCTTGTAGTTAATGTACCTATTTGTGTGCTTACATATCCACCAGAATAAGTCACAGAATAAACAGATGAACCACAAACAATAATTAAATATTTACCACCACTAAGGGTGCGCATACCACGCACAGGCGCATTATTTAATTGAAAAATAGACGTTAGTCCTGGCGTTGGATAAAGCGCCACCACACCTCTACTACCAGGCGGTTTGAGTGGATCTATTTCAGGATAAAAATTAATGCATTCTTGAGCCTCCTGATAAATGGATGATGCTTCGTAAGATGGGCCAACAAAGCCAAAATCACTCATCTGAAGAATCCACCAGAAAGAATCCAACCAGCATCTTTTTGTCTGCCAACTAAAAGCGCATCTGCATAAGTTGATGTAATTGCTGGGTTCATGTTTGTGCGTTTAACAGTTGATTTAGCTTGCGCAGCAAACTTCATAATCATCTGTATTTGTGTGGGACTAGCTTTGCCGTACATTGGCATTAAACGCTCTGCCAGACACCACCGCAAAGCCATGTTATAGCCCTGCGGAAGATTGATGTTGTCAAATTGTGTTGTAAACCTAGAAAATATCTGATCCACAAAAATGTGCATTTGACCTTGTGATGGATTAGGCCATAAATAAATATTACCAAGCGTTTCTGTTGGCTCATAATACACCGCTTTAGGCCAAGGACCATTTAGCGTTTTTAGGCCAATCATTTCATACTGTTCTAGGTTTAATACCGCAACTGGATAATCTAAACCACCGCCAGTTATAGGCGCACCGTTAGAAGTAGTATTAACCCTAACAAATGCAGATCTGAGTCCTAATGGACGTTGATAATAAGAATTAAAGTTAACAGGTATTGGCGTAGCCGTCATTGCTTCGCTGCTGATTGTTAGACTGTTGCTTATTGTGTATGAGCCTGTGCCACCAGAGCCAGAGCCTAAAGCTGTGATTGTGGTTCCTGCGGTTATACCAGCACCAGAAATTACGCAACCAACTCCAAGCGTTCCTTGGCTAATTGCGCTTACGTTTAAAGTAGTTCCAGAAATAGAGGCCGTGAATGTGGGAGTTGGATTGACAAATGTTGTGTTTAAAAGATATGTGCCAAGCTCATTAACTTGACCACCAGCGCCAGATAACATTTGTGTTATTGTGGTATTTGATGGAACATTTAGACCAGTAACAGTCTGATTAATTGAAATGCCACCAGACGTTAACTGGGTAATAGTTAATATATTATTTTGTATATAACCTGTAAAAACTGCTCCTATTTGACCACCAGGCCCAATTGTGTATTGAGTTTGACCAGGCGTTACATTAAATATGATTTCATTCTTATAAAACACCATCATATCTTCGTTAGACCATTGGTCTAATATGTCTTGCAACATATCAAAGGCATCTTGTGATGCTTCTGGGGTTGGAACTTCTCCAGCCTCTAATGCTCCAATGTCTTTTAATGCTCTGCTAATAATGTCATTAGGTGTAGTCATTTTGATTTTTATGAAAATGGGTTGTAAGCTACTGATTGACCTTCAAAGTAACCAACTCTGATATTGCTTATGGTTACAGTATTTGATGGTGAACTTGAATTATTAATACCTATATAAAAAGTAACATCATTAAATGGATAATTTGCAGAAAAAGGATTAAATGTAAAAATGTATCTTTTATTTGTAGAGCTGACACTTGTTGGAAAATATAAAGCATTACTATATCTAGCAGGCTGAGTTCCATTACCATTGTTACTTTGTGTTTCAGATACACCATTGACAATTGCATAAACCAAAAGATTATTTCCAGTTGAACCATTTACTAAAAATTCAATGAAAGGTGCGGCTAGAGGAGCATAATTTACAAATACATAATCTTTTGAGATGGTAATAGCACTTGTACTACCAGTAAATGTTATATATGATGGAACACCTGATGAGCCACCTCCATAAGTACAGCTTCCACTTGAACCATTTGCAGTCCATCCACTTGGAGGAAAAGCAGTAAGTGCTGGAGTATCTATAATTACTTTATTGTTAATATGATCTGATGGTGCTAACAAAGAATTAGAAAAAGCAACTAATGGATAACAACTATCAAATAATACTCCAGTATTTCCATAATTATTTGCCATTTGACCATAATAATAACCACTTGATTGGTATACAAAACCACAGTTATTACAAACAATATTAGAAATTAAACCAGCATTAAGAGTTTGAGCTGAAATAAAAGTAGTTAGATATGAACTATTTGCAGGGGCATAAGTTTGTACTACACAATTTTGAAAAGTTATACCTTGTACTAATTCTTGCCCAGTTGTTGAATTAATAAAAATACAATCAATAAAAATGTTACTTGGTGCTTCAAATACTACATCAGTAAATATACTTCCCCTAACAAAATCATTTGTCCCAGGTGCTCCACCATCAATATAAATACCTGCACCTGTTCCATTAGGCAAACCTAATGTCCCAGTTGTATCTATTGCTGTTGAAAATTGTCCAATAGTCATGCTTGAAACATTTATAGTTCCACAATTGATAGTCATAAATCCAGTTGATTGTGGATAATATGCAGTTAACATATTGAAGTTACATGAACTTACATCATTACCAGTGCATGATAAATTCAAAACACTTTGAGAAGATGATCTGTTATTTCTGCTATCCAAAATGTAACCATAAGTACATCCAATAGAAGATATTTGTTCAACAAAAATTTCAGAAGTATTTTCTAAATATAAACCACAATATTGAGTTTCAATCAACATATTTGTAATTGAGGCATTTCTAGTTCCAGAACATAAAACACCAATTGCACCAATGTATGAGCCTCCTGTTGGACGTTTAATAATGAATCCATTAATTCTGTTGTATTTGTATGTACTGCTATATGTTCCAGAGCCTTGCCATAATTGAGCAGTACCAATAATAAATACAGGAGGTGCTCCATTGTAAATTTGTGATCCAATAGTGGTTGATGTGTAATATGGATAAATTGTTGTACCACCTTGACCATCTAAAACCACATTACTAGCACCTACTGTTAAAGGTGCTGTAATTTTAAAAACACCCCTAAACAATACAGTTGCACCATTAATTGGGTCTCCAGTAGATACTGCAGTAACTAATCCACAAGCATAATTTATAGCGGCTTGGATTGCACTTGTACTATCAGTTGCCCCAGTTGGGTCAGCACCAAAATCAATAACACTTACAAATTGTCTTAATTTTGTTTGTACTGTTTCAGTAGTTATTGCACCTGTTCCAGATTGTAAAAATCCAACCAATGAAGAACCAGTATCTGCTGAAAATTGTGATAATAAAGATGAAAAATCATTAATACCACTTATATTATCAAATGACCATATTTGAACTGCAGATGCTGTTTGCAATACAAATTTATATGTTTGACCACTTGTTAACCAAATTTCATTAGTAACCCTACCACTAGAATCTAAAACAATAGGATTTGAATTGGCAATAGAACCAGAATTAGATGTATATGTTGCCTGTGGAGTAGTAGTACCAGCAGAGTAGGTATATAAAAGACCTCCTGATAATGGGACACCATTATTGTCAAAAAATTGTGCTCCTGCACCAGCTAAATATGATAAATTTACAGTCATTTTTTATCCTTTTAAAACCCTGCCACACCAGCCGCCTTAAGCTGTGCTTGCATTGTTGTTATCTGTTTCTTGAGTTGTTGGCAATAAACAATTAAATCTGGAATGTATTTACTGTAATCAACAGACCAAGGAACAGCTAATGAACCAGATTCAGTTAAAGTATCTTCTCCAACAACAACTGCAATTGGTTTAACTAAATATGCTTCTTGTGCAAATACACCACGATCAACACGGTTATCAAATTTCCAAGAAAAATCATGAATAATTGTGTTATCAATGACTGACATATCAGTTGCTATGCCAATATCATTTTTTAAACGTTTGTCAGATGATACGCTGTATGTTGTTAAATTAACATAAGTTTGAATACTTCCAGTTTGTGAACCATCATAACCATAAAATCTTGCAATATAAGCATTAGTATTATTTGATGGGTTTGAAAGTTTTAAACCACCACTTCCACCAGTAGGATTTGAAGCAGAAATTGCATTATTTCCATTACAATTGATATTTCCATTTACTGATAAATTTGAACCATCAAATGTAAAATTTGAGCTAGATTGAAATGCGCTTGTTCCATTTCCATATGGAATGTAATTAGCAGTCAAACTTGTAATTCCAGTTCCACCATAAGGAACAGTAATTGTGTTACCAGCCCATGCACCAGCATGACTTGTTGCAGTTAAAGTTCCTGTACTTGGCACAAAACTTAACTTAGTGCTAGATGTTGTTTGTGGTAAATTACCAGTTGTTGCACTAACAATTGTTGGATACCAAGTAGCACTAGAGCTTGTGTTATCTGTAATTGCGGTATTTGTTGCATTTGTAGCAGATCCAACTGATAACGTAGCTTGAGCTACATATTGGGGCGCAGTACCACTTGATGTTAAAACGTAATTTGCCGTGCCTATTCCTAGCTTAGATAAAGCAGAACCAGAAGCATAATATGGCAGATCACCTGCTGTGTAACTGGTTAAACCTGTACCGCCTGCGGTTGTAGGGGTTGTTTTCCATCCAATTACTTGTATTGCAGCGTTGTTGTCTTTATAAAACAACTTGCCGTCTGTGTAATTAATAGCTAATTCACCCGCACCCAAATTAGCAGCGAGAGGCGTATTAGTAGCCGTTCCGCTGTTATATAAATAAATTGGGGTATAGTTTGTTTGCGCCATTTTTAGATATTAGGTGTAAAAACTTGTGGTTTCCAGGGCGGAACAACGGTTTGCTTAGATAAGGATTTTAACTGTTCTATGAGTCTAGATGTAATTAAATTTACGCCATCCTTGTAGGTGTCGCTCTCTACCCATTTAGCGACCATATCCTCAGTCACTTGCGCAAAAGGAACGGTCATTACTGGGTTTTTAAACCACCAATTGCCTTCTGTTTCCACTTTTTTATCATCTTCTGTTGCTGTTACAAAGTATTTAGCATGAGTAATTAACTCATTTTCAGCAGAAATTTCCAATATTTTCCAAGTAATTTCCATTAGAAAGTACCTCCATTTAAACCGCTGGTCAATGCGCCAGTTGCAGGCCAATAGGTTAGTTTTGTAGAACTTGTGTATTCAGTTGTCAAATTGCCACTTGTTTGGTTTGCAAACAATATATATCTGGTCCCTGCGGTTGTCGTGTCATCCGTCACCGTTGCATAGGCCGTAGGCGTTGTCCATGATGGGGCGCTTGTGCCATTTGACGTTAAAACCTGACCAGTTGTGCCGTTTGCAATAAAAGATGTTGCGCCTGCGCCTGTTTGGTAAGGTATTTGACTTGCAATTCCACCAGCTAGATTAGTAGCAGTTCCAACCGCCAGAGTAGATTGTGCAACATATTGCGGGGCGCTTGCTCCTGCGGTCAAAACGTAACCAGACGTGCCAAGCGTTAAGAATGTGGTTGTGCTTGCTGCGCTGTTGTATGCAATCGCACCTGCCGAGCCACCAGCAATGTTAGTTGCTGTACCGACAGATAAAGTAGACTGGCTTACCCAGGTTGGTGCAGAGCCTGCGCCCTGAGTCTGTAGAATTTGGCCCGAAGTGCCTGCCGAAAGGAACGCAGTCGTACTCGCAGCCGTTTGATACGGAAAGGCATAAGCAGATCCTCCAGCAATGTTTGTTGATGATGTGGCAGTTGCAGCGTTACCGCCAATGCTCAGTCCGCTTGCAGTACCCGTAATGTTTGTGCCTACAAGTGCGCTGGGCGTACCCAAAGCAGGCGTTACAAGCGTTGGACTATTCGCTAATACTACATTACCACTTCCAGTCGTTGACGTGCTAGAAGCAGCTGTAAGCTGACCCTGAGCATTCACCGTAAAGTTACCCAATGTGTAACTTCCCGCAGACACCGCAGTATTTGCAATTGCGACCGTTACTGCTGAACTGCCATTAAATGACGTGCCTGACAGACCTGTGCCAATGGTCAACGCATTTGTTGTGTTTGCCGTTACAGTTGCAGACCCACCAAGTGAAATAGCAGATCCGTTTACTGTGATTGAACTGTTGGTTAACCCAGAATTAGGAATTGTTGCATTTATTTGACTGGGCGCTATAGAAATTGACGTATTCGTGACAGATGTGACCTGGCCTGACGAATTTGTCACAAATACTGGAACACTACTGACAGAACCGTAAGTGCCTGCCGTGCCGACCGCAGTAATGCTAAACGTATATCCTGATAGCGTAAGCCCTGTGCCTGCAAAATATGCAGTTGCACTTGCGAGTTGCGACCAGGTAATTGGTGTTACACCTAATGTACCACCTGCAGAAATAGTACAAGCCCAACCAGAATTTTGCTGAGTTGAGCCGTTTTGAATAAATACAAATGCGCTGACCAATGAAGCATAAGTGTTAGCATCTGGCGATCTGGACCAAGCGCCTGCTGCAGCCACATAAATACCGTTGTTTGCCTGGTTGGTCTGGTTTTTAACTAATACTCTGTCACCAGAAAGAGTTGTGTAGCCATCAATTGTCTGCAATCCAGATAATGTAATGTTTACAGTTGTAGCAACCTGGCACTCGGCCTTGATTGCATACCCTTGGACAAACATGTCTACATAGGCTTTATTTACTAAGTCCGTAGAATTAGATGGGGCCGTACTGATCGAGCCTGTTGTTGTAGCTACATTTACAAAAGTGGCGTTTGATGGCGTTGTGCCACCAATAACAGTGCTATCAATCGTACTGTTTGTTATTGTTAGACCAGATTGAACTGGATTAAAAGTAGCATAAAAAGGACGCCCCTGGCCTAAAAACGTCTGAAAGTTTCCGAACACATCGAAGTATGCCTGTACTGGCAGTATATTCTGATCAA